ACCCAAGGTAGGACATTTGAGTGTAAAGGGGCTCGTTGTCTGGGGATGAGATATGAGATGGGTCGTCTATACAAGGCGACCCATTGATTAGCTGATATCTCAAGGCTAGCATGACGCCAGCCATCCTAAAGAACTCTACTTCCACTGCTCCTTGCCTCTCCTCCTTTCTATGAGATCGAGGGCTGTGTTTTCACTATCTCCATTCTTTGCCCAGAATGTAGGAACAGCAGATAACCAGCCCTCAATACTACCTGGAGGTAAAAGAATGTCACCATATAACCTATCCCCTTCGACACGATCAACAACTGCAAATAGACCACAACGGGTCTTCCATTCACCTTTCATCAGTTTACCTCCCTCTTGAATTTAGTGTAAAGCTCCACTGCACTTTTCTTCATCGTATAGAGCGTATCCTTCCCTACACGATCTACCTCTACAGCATGAGATTGAACTAATGTCTCCATGACTCGATCCAGAACGTAGCTGTCCATCTCTCCCCAAAACTTAGATAGCAATCCTGACCTCTTAATACAGTTTCCATCACGTTTAAGCAACTCTCGAAGGACTAGAGCTGTTTGTTCCTTCAGCTCTGATTTCCCATTGCTTCCCATTGTTACCGTTTGGAGTCCATCGAGACAGTCTGTACACTCAGATATAGCTTCCTCTATGTTGATCCTACTGAGTTCAAGACTTGAGTCCTTCGATAAGGACAGGAGCATTGCTATCTTCAGCACCGTATCTCCCATGCGCTCGATCGTTCCTGTTCTATCATCATGCTGAATAACTGAGAACTCTTTGTACCATGCTCTATACAGCGCCTTGGCATCTGGGAGTATCTGAAATACGCCTGTGAGTTTACTGATCTCTTTCAAATACCCAGCCAATTTTTCAACTGAGGGCACGACTTTAGGAGCATCCATAAGGTCGTTAATGACCCTACGATGAGATTCAAATACAATGAGAGTACGAGCGATGAATCCACCACCAATAGCATCATTTGGAACAGCTGCTTTGAAGTGATCCTCATTCGTTGCTCCTAATAAAGTCAAGCATGGATTCTTCAGGATATCTATGCCTGAAGTCTTCAGTGTATTTCTCCACTCTGGCTCATTAGCATGAGTATCGTAGAGATCCGTCAATATGGTGAGAGCTTCAGGGTCTTTAACAAGAAATGAGGCTAGCTCACCTGACACAAGAAATCCATTTGCCTCCTTAATTACTCCACCTCCTTCAATTGAATGAGCCTTACCTAACTCCTTAAGTACGGCTTGGATTGAGTTTCTACCAAGTATCACTCTGGTACAGTTAGCTTCCTGCACTAATTTCTTTGCCAGAGTCACTGGATTAGACTTTCTCAATCCTGATTTAGCTACTAAGAATATGTACACGTTTGGGTATAGTTTGTAGTAATACCTGTCCAGATACACATTCTTTTTGACAACAGCAGATAGCGCAGCAATCGAGCACCAATACTGAAAACGCTCTGGGCTTTCAGCTTCTACTGTCGATGCGACTACTTGCTCGATCCAACCATCTTTTCCCAATTTTTATACCCCACCTTCATCTCACATGGAATAACTAAATCCCCCCGGGATATTGAGCAGTTTGAGAAGTTTATTGGGATTTCGAGTTCTTCTTTGATTATAGAGTAGGCTTCTTGTATTTTGGTTTCAGGTATTTGTGCGAGGAAAGAGTCGTGGAATTCTCCTAGTATTTCAATCCAAGGAGCACGCTTCTCAATCCGCATCGCTGCGAATTTGAGGTGATCTGATACGGTCGCCTGGGGAATGAACGCATATGCTTCTTTGAAGAGATCCTCTCCCCACCTATCGAAGAACATCCTCCGGCGCCCATGAGGAGTTACGAGAATTGAAGCATTATCCTGGAGAGCTTGCTTTATACCTTCCCAGAATACTTCCTGGATCTTAGGATTCTCTGCGTGGAACCTATCAAGACACTGTCCAGCCTTCCACTCACTGATCTGAGCTAGAAGAGATAATCTCCTCTTGCCCATGCCATAGTTTCCAGCATGACGAGTCTTCTTACCGATCTGACGCATCTCATCAGTGATTGATTCAAAGGATGCACCTGTGACTAGCTGTGTCGTCCATGTATGAATATCATCCTTAACTCCATGTTTGTTCTTCTTGAATATTTTCTTATTCATCATGGCAAAGGCTACTTCATCCTCTGCAAGTAGAGCAACTGCACGAGCCTCCGCTTGGGATAGATCGGGCTCGATCAGTACTTTCCCAGGATCAGGAATATACATACGGCGCAAATCGGCCCCTACGTCACCGTGCTTAGTCAATGTCTGGAAGGCTACACCTTGAGGCTCGGCAGTTACGGGAGGCCCGGGCTTACTAGTAGAGGTTCGTCCTGTTTCTGTGCCACTAATGTTATAGACTGTTCTTATCCTTCCATCTTCTGATAGCTTGGCTTTGACGTAGGTACTGGATGTTTTACGTGATTTGCGTCCTTTGAGTACGTTATTGATGATTCGCTTCCTTTTATCATCTTTGACAGCATTAATCATCAACATAGTTAGAGTCTCTTCAGCGGTGTCCTTCCTAACTGGACACTTAAGATCTCCGAATAGAGTCGTGGCGACTTGCTTAGGTGAGCTTACATTGAGATCATAACCTAGATCCTTTGATAAAGATTGATTGATCCAGCGTGTGTACCTATCGTATTTCTTGATCAGGCGAGTTCTCTCTACCCTGTCAACAGCAATTCCACGCTTCTCAATGTTTCGATAGAAGGTGTGGAGTGGCATCTGTTTCTCGTGGAACCACTCCAGCATCCCCATTTCGATCAGTTCTTTTTCTTCCTCCTCATATACCTCGAAACTCACAGCAGCGTCCTTGGCATTGTAGAGGAGGCGCTTCTCTAGCTTCTCTTTCTTTGGTGAGTATTCTTCTAGTTCATCTTTGTAGTAAGGCTCCTTGGTAAGTATAGAACTGACAAAAGCAAGTTTCTTAGGGAGTTCGGAGTACATAACGTGAAACGCCAGCATCGTATCGAACCAAGGTTCCACAACCTGAAACCCAATTTCCTCCAATCTTCCTTGATCGAATTTGAGGTTATGTCCGATATACTGAAATTGGGGATCACGTAGGATACTCGCGAGTGTCTGCCAAACGAATACCATATCGTGCATTGGCATCCCCGTGGGATTGATATCTGATTGGAGATTGAAAAGTGGGACAGAGATAGCTTCAAATCGTGAGAAAGCAAAACTAATACACATCGGGATTGCTTTGAAGGTTTCAATGTCATATGATATTTTCCTTAGTCCTCTTCCTATATTTCGATCAAGGAAAGTGACCAAATCTCTCGATGAGTGAGCAATGTGGAGCATTCTATCAGGGCGCCTTAATTCCTTGAATAGAGATTCTTCAACTGCTCTGACCACATCGAATTGGATGAACGCTTTGTCCCGATAGCTACGCATCTTTCCATCTTGGGCATGGAATAGACTAGCGGGATGGATGGTGGGAACTACTTTGGGCGTACCTGAATGGACGTTGGGAAGTATCGAGCCTCGATAGTCTTGAATCCCTCTTTGCCCCGTCAGGGCAAAGAGTGCTGTATTTCCGAACGCGAGGATGCAATTCGGATTAATCTCTTCAACCTCCTTCCATAATTCTGGAAGGAAATCTTCGATCTTACATCCGATCTCACCCAAGCGTCTTATCTGGTTATCAGGCGGACGAACTTTTACAACATTGGTGATGTAGACTTCACTGCGGTCCACACCAGCTGCGTAGAGGCACTCATTTACTATGGTTCCACTTGCTCCTACAAATGGTTCTCCCTGAATTTCCTCCTGAGATCCTGGTGCCTCCCCTACTAGCATGAGCTTGGCTGATGGATTACCACAGCCTGGCACATACCTCACTCTTCTAGAGCCTCCCGCTCCAGGATGTCTAAGGTATCTAAGTTTAGACCTGAACTCTTGCCCATCTTAGCTAGCCGCTGGACGATGCCATCGTAGTATTGCTTATCCCTCTCTATGATGACATATCTACGATCCATGTTCCTCGCAGCCTCGCCTAGGACACCAGAGCCACCGAATGGCTCTATAATCATGCTTCCATCGTAGCTACAGTGAGATAGCAACTGTTCGATTAAAGCTAGAGGCTTCTCATTGGGATGGATTGCTTTGGATGGATGGACGAGAGGATAGGTGAACACAGATGAACTCTGGAGCCTGTTGACCAACACGGGAGATCCCTTTACAGCTAAGAGGATAGGCTCGTAATCTCTGGCGTAATCATACCCACGGAGTCCATGTGAGATATGATTTTGCTTGACCCATATCAATGGCATCTGAGCGACCTTGAACCCAAAGCCAGGAAGCTCCTTCCGATAAATGTAGAAATCATCGGTGCTGACGAAAGCATAGAGGAAACTCTCTTGTTTCAGGACTCTGCCTAGCTGCTCGAAGACTAGCAAAGTCTGATCGTCTTTTCTTAAATTCTCTATCTTGAATTCAAGCCAAGGAGGATCAGTAATGCACGCATCGAAGCTGTTACTAGGAAGCTGTTTCAGGATCTCCACTGAGTTCCCGTGATATACAGTGTTGAAGTCTACGGAGGTGACGAGGCCTGCCTCGGCTTCAGCGTCGATTCGCTTAGCCTCTCGAAGTATCAATCGTTTCGCGGTGATCTTATCGTCAATCTTACGTAAGTTAGGATTGGCCATGACAGCGTCGGCTAGGCGCATATCCTCACTCAGTGTGCCCAGACCCTTTCCTAACTCCTCAGCTAAGTCTCTAAGAGAGTAACCTACCTTCCGACCCTGCACGCCCTTACCCTTCTCAGCTTGCCTGAGTTCAAGGAGTTCCTTCTCGAGGATAACGGTTTCCCACCAAGGAAGATTGAACCTGAACAGATTCTCATGCAGGTGGATACGCTTCTTATCGTTGTCTGCAAGACCTGCTGGAATGATTAAGCAGGAGATTATCCCCATCCCTGCTATTCTACACGCCTTGAGGCGCTTCAGTCCTGTCATGAGAGTATAATTCCCATCGTTCTGTTCTACTGTGACAGGATGGAGCAGGCCCAGTGTTTTAATGGAGGCTACAAGCTGATCCACATCTTCTTGTTCCTCAATTGATAGCTTCCGATCATTGAATGTGATCGAATTTATCTCCAGATCCTTCGTTACGTTCTCGTTCATTTGATCTCCCCAGTAAATTGAAAAATCTCAGCCAATTCATACGTTCACGTCTAGACTTGTGGCTCCTTGCATAATGACATTTTCTACAAGATCTGAAGCCCTCAGAGTTATAATAAGAATTGGTCTCGGTAAGTTCATGACCTTGTTTGCAAAATTTCATAAAATAAGGGGGACCGAAGTCCCCCATAACCCCTAATTGTTCTCCTCAACATTGAGACTGGTGAGTTCCGTCAGCTCTCCGTGATGGATCATTTCTTCAACAACGTCGACGAGATACCGTTTCAGTTCCTTCGGTATCATATTGGACATGACGACGATAGTAACTGTCATCTGTCTCGGTTCGTCATCGTTCTCATCAGCATCGAGGTCCATCAGAACTTCCTCTTCAAGTTCCTCAATATTCTTATCGTCGTCCTGATCGCCTGCTTGAGTCAATTTGTCTGTCATTTCATTCTCCTTAAATAGTTTGTATGGACGCGTCGGTGGATCAAGACTTCCAATCGCTCTGCGTTCCTTCACACTTCAGCCAGGGTGATGGATGGTGCCATCTGCTAAACTTACACGATAGAAGGATTAGCTCACTGTATTTTGATACTACTTTCCGATATTTAATTCGCGCGTCCAGGTTGGTTAGACTGCCTTGAAGTCAGCCGCGTTATTCTGCGGCTTATTCTCGTACATCTTGTTCTCGATGTACACGAGCATCTCCTTACCGACGGACTTCTCGATATCGAAATCTCCGCCGTTCACGTCCACCTGGGCACCTGCTGCCTTGAGGTAAGGAACGATGAAACCCGGAGCCTTCTCAGAGAAGCAGCGCCGCACAGGAGTCTCGACAGCGCTGGAGCCGTCCTTCTGAACCGGACCGCTGATCACCGCGAACTGAATCCAGGTGTTGGTCGAATCACCAGCAGCGCTGGCTTCCTGCCAGACCCTGGTGACCTTCATCTTGTACCAGCCCGGATCGAGTACCTTCGAGCGGAGCATGTCTTCGCGTGTTACAGTGAATTTGATAGGCATTGTTTTGTTTTGTCCTTTTTCTGATTTAGTCTAGTTTAGTCTAGTCTAGTTTTAGCTTATCTTTAAAGCCCTCGCTAATCAAGGGCTAATCGTTCACAATGCGAACGAATCCTTGTTATGTACAGACTTCATGATTTCATCATACAGGGACTTATCAGTGAAATCTATACGCAGCGGTAAGCCTAGCGCCGTCTTGGCCCAGTCCCATCCAGTGTTGCTCGTGACGATGGTGTACTTGGGCGCTGGGTTAGCCATGTCCATTGATGTTTGCACATCGAAGTGATATGCTTCATCGAAGTTTACAGGTAACTTCGCAGCGACCTTCTTACCTGCTGTGAGAAGAGTTCTTGAGACAGAAGTTACTTTCTTGGTAATATCGGTTTGCTCAACGGTAAGGATGTGAGCAGTGACGATCACGTTGATATTCCACTTGAAGCTGAGCGCCTTGAGATTGTTGATGATCGTAGTGAGGCCACGATCCTCACCACCGTAATCCTCGATTTGAAGCAATTCGATACCACCACGGAGCTTCTTCTTAGCTCCGGCATCCCTCGTTTCAATCATAGTCTTGAGGATGATATCGGCGCCCGTCGTGATCCCATCGTATACGATTGTTTCAAAGGGACAGGAAATGTAGAGTTCCTCAAGACGCCTATTGGTTGTAAGGAAGTCATCGAAGCGATCATACTCGAACTCCTTACCTCGGGGCCGCCAGAAGTTGATAACAGATTTCATGCGCCCATCATTGTCGATGAAGTAAGGCTTAGGGAAACTGCCAGCAGCAATAGACTTGCCGCTCCCTGGATCTCCTTTGAATAAACAGAAGAGCCGCTGATCGAGTTGTACATCTGCTGTATTCATTGAGCATCCTCTTTATCTAACGAGATCATTTGATTCTCGAATATCTGCACATGGGCCTCTGCACAGATATCGCAGAATCCATCCTCACAGATTTTGCAGAGCTGAGTAGCTTGGAATTCTCCACAGAGCGAGCAGATCATTTCACCTCCTCGATGTACTCAGGCTTGCCTGGTTCATACCTGTCCATGATCGAGTAATCGGCAGGTACAGTGAGGACCACGATTTGCTCCGTGATACACCTGCAGGTAGTTTCGATACCTGCAAATAGAGAGATAGAGATTCCAGTTCCTAAGCAGAACTTACAGTTTGGTTTAGTCTTTAGTATTATCTTTGGCATCTTGGTCCTTTTTAGATTTTGGATTTTTTAATATATCCGCAGCAAAGTCTAGCCACGCTTGATTCCGCTGTATTCTTCTTTTGACGTACAAGTATTGCGGAAGTTTCGTGTATGGAGTATTATCTGTATCTTGCTTCTCCATCCACAGAGCTAGGTTCTGAATGTGCTGAATAGGCGCCCTCCTTAGATCCAGAGGGCGCCCACTGTGTCCTATCCACGAGTATGAATGGGGAAGGTGGCATATGGCTTCGTAATGCTCAGCATCTGAGTCATCTCCGAACTCACAGAACTCCTCCCATTCCATATCAGGCATTCTTGAATAACCTCCTTAGCATTTCCTGTCTAGCCTCGACGCTCTGCAATTGCATTGGTTCTGGTCTTGAGTTTGGGCTATTCGTGCATTTAGCACAGTGCGGTTTCTTCAGCTGTGCTGTTTTCTGATTCATCACGAACTCATCATCACATCGCCAGCATTGGGCGATCTTACCGACGACAAGCTCCTGACGAATATAGTGGGCGCATCCCGGCCGGACGCAGCGGAAGACCTTGTAGTCTTTCTTGCCTAACTTGATCCTAACGTATCTATGTGCGTGCTCCTGATGTTTGCTCATTCTCCGTTTATTTCGATCCAAATATTCTCAGGATAAACTCCTGGAATATTCGTCTCAATTTCTCCTAGTGGAATCCAGATCTTGCAGATGGTTCCGCCCTCTCTGAAATCCTGATCTTCAGTCTGGTATGCAACGTAGTTTTTGGTGGTTTTGACGTAAGTTAGTTTGATTCTCATTTATTCCATTAACCTCTTGATATCCTTGATAGCATTGAGAATGAAACGATCATCACCTGGAGTCTTAGACATAGTGAGTTTCTTTCCATTAGCTAATCTAAAGATCAAATGTTTTTTGCTCCTAATACGGACAGCTCCTGCTGACTCAAGAAGTTCCTCAAGTCTTCGCTCGGGGTTTTCCTGATAATTGTTGCCACTATTGCCACGTGAACTCCGACCTTTTCGGATATCTCCCTCTTGCTCTCGATGGTCTGCTTTTGCTTCGGGAGGCTGAACCACAACTGGCGGATCAGCAATTTCTGTTGGTCGTTCGCTTTTACTCCCGCGTAAGACTTGGGGCTCCCGTTGCTCTTTGATCTGACTAGGTCTTTTGCGGGTTTCTCGAAAGGGACGTTCGGCCCTCCTGTGAATAAGGCGAAGATCTTGTCCATCTCGTCGGCTAGTTCATTAGCGATCTTCGCCACGTCTCTCATGTCTTTAGTGATCTGAAATATGTTTCTCATTTCTCTCCTTCTCGAGAATGATCTCAACGAGCTTGGCTTGTGTTTCAGGACTTAACCCTATCGTCTTCACAACCCATTCTGTTGATTTCTGATGGAATGCAGTTATGTGCAGGAATCCATCTTTGTTATACTCGGCGCTGATCTTGTGGTGGGGCAGATCAGAGATTATCATAACTTAGCTCCGATATCCCACGGTTCCTCTGTCTTATCAAACAGACTCCTTGCTTTCCAGTCACGCAAATCAGGCTGAGCGAGGCACACCTCCTGGAAGATACATCCATCCCATTTGTCACACGAGGTAGTATTTCGGAGCCACCGCTCATTTCTGTAGCAGTCTCTGATATAATCTACCCACTGTGCTGTCTCTTTGACCCATCCGTTCAGATACTCCTGATTGTATGATAGGAGAATCCTAGTGAACTTATCCTTGGGAGCAACAGTTGTCTGGAATCCGATCTTATTGATTCCGATGTTGTTGACGTCGAGCATCCAGCAGTATCCTGGAAACTGATCGACTAGGGAATTCGTTGGCCCTCGTCTCGAGTAAGTCTTATGATCCCAGGGGAGCACAGCGACTTGAGGCAAGCGTGTGATCCAATCTATCTTCGTCTCGTAAATGATTACTCGCTCATCGTTTTCGTCTAGAATCCTCGATCCTACTTGCTCGACCGCAAGAGTTTCGTGCGGTTCATCCTGGTAGAACTCCACATACTCCTTGAATACTCGAGTAGCATCGTCTACCTCCTCTACGGATAGGGACATGTTGATAGCTTTGTACTCGATGACTCGTATGCATATCTTGATGATATCCATAAGTCCATGAGCGCGGTGCTTGTTGTATGGAGATGTTAGTCCCCAGCGGCTCTTGTAGCGGCAGAGCGTATAATATGTGTCCAACATAATGTGGATGCAGCTACCTCTTTCCAGGCCGATAGCTTTCTGGATCGGAACGAAGTTTCTGTTGAACACCATGTCATACTTTGCAGCACATGTTTTAATCATGCTCAACCTTTGAGAGTCAAGTACGATTATCTCCTGTTCAGGCATGGGAAATTAATCTCCTTAGCGCTTCAGTTTTCGATTCTCTAAGAATCATCTCGGGCCTCGTGATTTCAAGCAACTCGATTAATCTCCAAATAAGCCCTCGAAGATCTTGTAGAATATTAAGATCCACATGGATGCGATGAGGAGGTAGAGGAACTTCTGCATTCATTCTCTTTCCTTTCTTTGGTCTCTTTCCTTAAGATATCTGCTTTGAGATTACATGCCATGCACGAATCAGGTCCATAGAATGGGATCTCGTTATCACAGAATCTGCACTGTTTCATTTATGCTCCTTAATGAATCTCCTGAGCTCCCTGGCTGGGGAGCTCAGGTCGTTTGTTTCAAACAGCTTGTGCAATTCTGCTTTGTGCCTCTTCAGCGTATCTTTGTGAAGGCTGAGTGCTTCGGCTTGAGCAGAATTGTCCAGTCCTGCACCTTGCAGCCTCAAGACTTGAAGCTGGCGCGCAGTTAACTTCTGAAGAATATCTTCTATGTTCATAGATTGTTCTCCATTTCAGATGGTCCAGATTAGATCGAGGCCATCTGAATCGGAGAGGGGGAGGATTACCTCCCCACTCTACTATCTTTCTTCCTCCTTGAACATCTTATTCAGGATCTCTGCCTCCTTCAGATTGGTTACGCTCTGCTGTCCTAGGATGAAGAACGCTGCAAGGCTCTTCATGTAATGGTATGGATCTGGGTCCAATGCATTCACTATAGCTAGCTTGGCGACATCCAGATTGTGCTTAAACACATGAAACGTCGCACAGAGTTCACACACTTTCTCAGGTGAGCAGCACTCCGCTTCTGCTAGATCGTGTATGAGTTTGCTCAATTCCTCTCTAGTTACCATCCCCACTTTTGACCACCTTTCTCTCGAAGTATCTGAGCAAGTTCAGAAATGATACTACTTTGATCCCACTGAACCTTCCTACCTGACATAGTCTCAGTGACAATCTCCCTTTTCTTCTCCACTAACTCAGTGAAGAACTCATCAACCGTCCCTACAGCGATAAAGTATGTTGCATTGATCTTATCGGCTGTTTGACCCGGCCTGGGGAACCTTGCCTCTGCTTGCTCTTCATTGACAGGATTCCATTGGCGCTCAACCATGAGCATATCTGAGCAGAACTGCAGGTTGAGTCCCTCTCCACTTGCTAGAGTGGAAGCTATCATGATTCTATAATCATTCGACTTAAAGTTAGTGATAGCTTCGTCCCTTGCTTCGGGACTCATAGCTGATGTAACTTCGAGGATACCTTTGCCCCACTCAGCAGGCCACTCTTTAGCCATCTTCTCAAGTTTCATCTTGATAGTTTGGCCTACATCCTTGTGATGTACGAAGATTGCAAGTTTACGGTCGGTAGTCATGATAAACTCTTCCGTAAACTCGACTACAGGGTCAACCTTGGCGATTCCGGTGAGGTGCCTCATCTTACTGAGGAAGGCGAGGATTCCTCCGGATGACTGCGCGGCGCTCATGCTATCTTTGTGATCGTAGAAATCGTTGAACTCGAGCAACGTCTTCTTGTATTCCTCTTCTACTACTTCTCCAAGATCACTGAATGAAAACTGTCTGAAGATATCGGGTAGATCGGGGAGTACATCTTTACGCTCACGTCGTAGGATGAAATCCTTCGTGTACTCTAGGAACCTAGCAGGATCTTTCAACCCACCTGTTTTAGTCTTGTACCCATCGAAGTAGGTATCACACCACCCGTAAAGAAACTGGCGCTCTGAAGGGAATTTATCAGGTCGAAGGATATTGAGGATTGGGAAGTACTCAGCGGCATTGTTCTTAATCGGCGTACCGCTTAGTGCTATTACATGCTCAACGCTGTCACACATCTTCCTGATAGCATTGGTTCTCTTTGAAGAACCATTCTTAATCAGTTGGCACTCGTCGATGATAACAGTCTTGACCTTACACCTCTTCATTTGCTCGACGATAGTCTCACCGCATTGAACCATCTCGGTGATTCCTCTCTTTTTCTCAGCAGCGGTGGGATTCCTATATCCGATACGCCACGTTGAATCGAGACTGACGATGAACAACTCCATGCCCTTGAGCATCTGAGTTCGAGTATCATCGATGATCTGGGGCACGAAGTCTCCCCATCTTACCGACTCCTTATTCCACTGAATCCGTAAGCCGCTCTTACAGGCGATTACGGCTGGAAGGCATTCGGGATGAGCCTTGAGGAATATCTCAGCTTGCACCGTCTTGCCTAGTGCCATCTCATCGGCTAGCAAGGCGCGCCCATTGGCTCTTTCGAGGAAGCGTCCACCTTCTATCTGATAAGGGAATGGACGCTTTCCATCGAGGGAGGTGATATCTAGTGTATCGTGGTCTTGAGGAGCCACGCCTAGCACAGTCTCACTGTGTCCACACTGATATCTTCTTATGGACAAAACGCCTACCTTCATCTCCCCCGCGAGTGTCGCGGGT